TTAACCTTTAAAGATGCAGGACAAATAATTAATATTTTTTTTGTTTTACAACTAATACTTGCCATAATTGCAGAACTGGTTTTACCCAAACCCATATCATCAGCAAGTATATATTTTTTATTAGACACTAATTTAGTAATAGCAATTTTCTGATGCTCAAACGGAGGTCGATGAGAAAACTCCTTAAAATCTACTTTAATATCTGGACTAGACCGAGGTACTATTTGATTTTTTGGTACCCAGAAAGAATTTAGGTTTTCCGACTCAATAACCTTACCCCAAACATGATAAGCTTTTTCAGTCTCACTTAATAATTTTTCAATCCATATGGATTTAGGTGGGGACTGTAAAAATTTAGTAGTCATATACTCTTTAGATAGATAGTCTTCAATCTCCATCCATAACCTAACTACTTTGGGTTTGTTATTATAGTTTTTATTAATGTAATCAGCTTGTGAACGTGTTAAAGTAAAAGTTTTACTATTAAGCATGTTATTTTTGAGGCCTATAATATAGTTATTGGCCCCACTATATTCACTAAGTGAATTTTTAGCTTTAATTTCCGGTAAGAAATTTTCCATAGGTATAATATAATAAAAAGAGAAAAGAAAGACAAATTGTATTTATAATAAAAGGACATATTAATATGGCAAATAAAAAAATACCAATTACAAGGATATCTAAGTTTTTCGGAGCAGAAGATTTTGATTTAGAACAGAATATCGGAATGGAGTGGTTACATGGTGATATGCACTTTACATTAGTTTTATTTAGGGTGGATAGTAAATTGTCTGATGTTGACGATGTCTATGGTGAATCCGGACCCGAAGAAATTAGATTTAAGGTGCCGGTTGAGTTTAACGCATATGTAAAAATAGACGAACCGAGGTTAGATAGTTACGCTGCAGGCTTGGTTAAAGACTTAGAACCTGGAAACATGACTTTAGGGGTTTACCTAAAACATTTAGAAGAGTTAGATATAGATATTAATTACGGTGATTATATCGGTTATCCAGAAAAAGAAGATAAGATGAGGTATTATACAGTAACTAATGATGGTAGAGTTACATCAGACAATAAACACACAATAGGTGGGTATAAGGCTTTTTACAGAACAATTACATGTTCTTATGTAAGTCCAAATGAATTTAAAGGAATATAATGTCATTACCAAAAAAAGTAAAAAAAAGTTTAAATATAGCACCTGGACCTATACAAGGACACTACCCAGATGGGTACGATGGACGTACAACACCTAATAGGAGAAGAGAACTTGCCGATTTAATTAATGATGATGGTACATTTTTACCCAAGTCACTTTTACATGCAGACTTAGATAGGGGTATGTTAGATTTTGTGCAGACACAATTAAAGACAGTAACTAATGGAAAGACTATAAATGTTATAGATAGAATTTTAACTTTACAAAGATGGGCAGAATTTTCACAAACTTGGAAGTTTAGTACTTCTGATAAAAATGTTAATTTACCGTTTATAGTGGTAGTAAGAAAACCAGAAGTACAGTACGGTAGTAACCCAGCTTTACAATATACTATACCCGATAGAAAACAATTCCATTATGCGAAGGTACCTACTTGGGATGGGAATAGAAAAGGGTACGACATATACACAATACCCCAACCAGTACCCGTAGACATAACTTATGATGTTAAAATAATTTGTAATAGGATGAGAGAGTTAAATAACTTTAATAGAAAAACATTACAAACGTTCACATCTAGACAAGCTTATTCATTTGTAAAGGGACACTACATTCCTATAGTGTTAGAATCTATAGGGGATGAAAGTAAAATAGATACAGAAGATAGGAGGTACTACCAACAAACATATCAACTACAACTACAAGGATTTTTATTAGATGAAGAGGAGTTTGAAGTTAAACCAGCTATTAGTCGGGAATTAGTTATGTTTGGTTTTGATAAAAAAAATAGAAAAAAAGAAAGAAAGAATTTAGATGTTCACAATCCAGATAGAGTAAGGACTAATGTAGATTTTCCTCCTGGACAAGTAACCCAAACAATAGTTTACGATTATAAAAATAATATTAGAGTAAGGAGACTGAATAATATAGCAAGTGTTGTGTTTGAAATAACAACTCTAGAAAATAATTACCCATTAACTAAAATAGTTACAGAAGAACCTTTTTTAATAAACAGTGGGGATACGTTAAAAATGACAGTAGTAAAGAATAACCCAGGAGCGGCAAGATTAATCTTGGATGAAAAGTTAGTTAGATAAAGTTATTCACCATATATATCTTTCTTAACTTTACATTTTTCATTAATTAATTTTTCTATAAAAGCAAACATCTTTAATCCATTTTTATTACAATACTCTTTAAGGGTAGAATGAGATTCTTCACTTATCTTTAAATTTTTAATTTTTCTTTTTTTACTTTCTGAAGACATATGGGAGGTATTTTTATAATAAATAAGATAATGTATGAAAAAAGTATGAAAAATTACATACAAAGTAGTGAATAACCTATTTTACTACGTAACTTTTCGGTCTAGGGCATGTATTTATAATAAAACTATTAATAAAATATTTTAAAAATTATAAAAAATGGCAGACGGTAATAAGGTATTTGTTTCTCCAGGGGTATATACTTCGGAAAAAGATTTAACATTTGTAGCACAAAGTGTTGGTGTTACAACATTAGGTTTGGTTGGTGAGGCCTTAAAAGGTCCCGCTTTTGAACCTATTTTTATACAATCATATGATGATTTCATAACAAGATTTGGTGGTACTTCCCCAGCAACATATGTGGATTCACAGATTCCACAATATGAATTAGGGTATATTGCAAAGTCTTATTTAAGTCAATCAAACCAACTATTTGTTACGAGAGTATTAGGTATAAGTGGTTATGATGCGGGTCCTTCTTGGACAGTAACTACAATAGGTGAATTAGACCCTTGTAGTTTTTCAGGTGCAAGTACAGGTATTACTAGTGCAAGTACAGGAAACGTAACTAATGGTACAAGAATAAAGTTCTATGTACCAATGACAGGTTCCAATGTATCACTAACAAGTGTTAGTAATGCTTTTACAGATGTACAATTAGCAACAAACTTCTTTGACTCATTACCAGTACCTATTAAACAACACTTTAATGATGAAACCGTAACAAAATGTAACGGAGACACACTACCAACACTTAATAGTTCGTTTATGGATTGGTTTAGAGCTAGTTTCCAATATAGTGCTGGAACTGGTGCAGATACACAAGCTTTCTCAGCTTCAGCTTTCTATAATGGTTCAATATACCAATACGGGTGTCTACCTTTGGCTAACACATACGCTGCTACCGCTACAACTAATACAACATTATCAGCTACTGGTACAACAGTAATTACAAACGTATTAGATACAGATTGTACCACAGCTCTTGGATGTCAAAGTACATATTGTAACGATGCTTGGTATTACGCATTATTTGACTATTCAGGGGATACAACATGTTGTAGTGGGACATCCTATAGTGGGGTAGCTTACCAAATATATGCAAGTGCTACCACATCAGTCCAAAAAGTATCCACTGGTACCACAATATTTACAGGAAATACCTATATAAATGGTGTATTAACTACAGCTTGTACAGTTTATTCAGGTCATGTAGTGGTGGATTATGTAGAATATAATGGGGCTAAACCATACTTGGAGTATGATGGTATGGCGGTCCTTACATTTAGGTCAAGAGGATTAAGTTCTAAATCTTCTGGTGGACCAGTATATGGAATAAGTGGTGATACGGTAGGAAATGTTACGTTTGATTGTACAGGAAATTACTACAAAGTATTAGAAAATCCTTTGGCACCATTTGGTGTTAGTGCACTTACAGATGCTGGGGTATCATATACCTTTAAAACTTCATTAGATAGTACAGCTAAAGATTACGCACCTAGAGTATTTGGTATAACACCGTTCGATAAGAAAACTCAAGATGTACCAATCTTTGTTGAAGAGGCGTATCCAAACTTATTAAAAGATGCTTATAGAAGAGGTAAGGTTAGAGGGTTACAATGTTGTATGGTACACTTACCAGCAGCAAGATTCAATAACGCTAACTTAGATTCTATAGCTTGGTACATGAATCAATGGCAAACACCTGAAACACCATATGTTGTTTCGGAGATGCAGGGTACAGATATATTTAGATTATTTAAGTTCATCTCAATATCTGACGGTAACGCAGCTAACAGAGAAATTAAAATATCATTAATTAATTTATCTTTTGAAAGAGGTGAGTTTGATGTAATTGTAAGAGATTACTACGATACGGATGCAAGTCCACAAGTATTAGAAAAATACACTAGATGTAGTTTAGACCCAACTAGGGTTTCATTTATTGGTAGAAAAATAGGAACTTCTACTGGTGAGTTTGAATTAAAGTCTAAATATATAATGTTATTCTTAGCAGATGGTGTTTTGGATGGTACATTCGTTGGTTCCCTACCTTGTGGTTTCGAAGGGTATAGAGTTAGACAATATGGGAATTGTTCAATAAATCCATTTATACAATATAAAACTAAATACTACAACCCAGGTGAGATTGTATACGACCCACCTTTTGGTTCTGGTACAGTAAATAACCAAGTTAGAAGTGGTGGTGATAAAATATCTAAAACTTATCTAGGTATATCCGACACATTAGGAGCGGCTTACGATACTGATTTCTTTAACTTTAAAGGTAGAATCACACCTTCTAGTGTTTGTAATACTTCTACTGGTACAGAATGGGGTGTAATAACACAAGGTTTCCACATGGATTCAGGAGCTACAATTGCTATCGGTGGTCAAGGAAACTATATAGATTTAGCTGGTACTAATATAGCAGGTAAAGAAGTATTTGCGGTTGGAGCGACTTCATTTAGAAAAGAACCAACTTTAAGTACCGACCCATATAAAAAACTAAGAGCTCGTAAATTTACTGTAGCACCATACGGTGGTTTTGATGGGTGGGATATATACAGAAAAACAAGGTCAAATACAGACGATTATAGATTGGGTCTAACAGGTTGGTTAAATGGGGCATGTGTTACAGCAGAATACCCAACAGCTAGTGGGTTAGGGTCATTTAAGAAATTAAGTTCTACTGAAGGTAATAGTGACTATTACGCTTACCTAAGAGGAATTAACGAATTCTCTAATCCAGAAGCTGTAGATATTAATGTATTTGCGACACCAGGTATAGATTATGTAGATAATTTAGGTTTGGTAAATGAAGCGATAGACATGGTAGAAGACGATAGAGCAGATTCATTATATGTGACAACAACACCAGATTATAACATGTTTGTAACTAACACAACAGACACAACAAATCAAGTTTCACCGGAAGAAGCTGTAGATAACTTAGAAGACTCTTTAATCGATTCAAATTATACGGCTACGTATTATCCTTGGATACAGGTGAGAGATACGGCTAATAATAAACAAATATACATTCCACCTACTGCGGAAGTTATGAGAAATATAGCATTAACAGATAATATTTCATTCCCATGGTTTGCGTCAGCAGGTTATACTAGAGGTATAGTACAAGCTACAAAAGCAAGAAAGAAACTTACTTTAGATGAAAGAGACACATTATATGTGGGTAGATTAAATCCAATAGCTACATTTAGTGATACCGGCCCAATTATTTGGGGTAATAAAACACTACAAGTTAAAGAGTCAGCTTTAGATAGAATTAATGTTAGAAGACTACTATTACAAACTAGAAAATTAATATCGGCTGTTTCAGTAAGATTAATCTTTGAACAAAATGATGAAATAGTTAGACAACAATTCTTAGATTTAGTTAATCCAATATTAGATTCTATTAGAAGAGACAGAGGATTAACAGACTTTAGAGTAGTACTTTCTAACGACCCAGAAGAAATAGATAGAAATGAAATGAACGGTAAAATATATATAAAACCTACTAGAGCGTTAGAATATATATTTGTAGAGTTCTTAATAACACCTACTGGGGCATCTTTTGAGGATATATAATATTTATAAATTAAGTAATAGAATATGAAATTTAATAAAAAAACATTATCAGAAAGTTTAAACCGACCTGTATCGGGTAAAAAAGTATTCACTGAGGGTAAAACACAAAATGTTTTACTAAGTGAAGAACAATTAGATAGGTTAATTTTAACCTTAAATAAATCTAAAAATACTACAATAAATAAGATAGTTTTTGAATCTTATGATTTAATAAGAAAAAGTATTGTTAGTGAAGGTTTAGAGTTAAGTATAGATAATTATTCCGATACTATAATGGAACAAGGTCAGTATGATAGAAATCCTGGAGCTGCGGCAGGTGAAGGACTAGAGAACGTAATAAAAGGAATTCAAAAAGCCTACGAAATGATTAAGGATAGTGATACAAGAAAAAAACTTGCTAACTCTATTACTAAATTAGGTAACTTTATGACTATTACAGCTGATGCAATTGCTTCGGGGAGAGACCAAAGAGCGATGTCTAATCCAGATTCTTTAAGAGACCCACTTCCTTATCCAGAATTAGATGAAGGTCACGATAAAGAGATTGAAGAAGGTAAGAAAAAAGACCATGATGGTGATGGTGATATAGATTCTGACGATTATTTAGCTGCTAGAGATAAAGCAATTAAAAAATCCATGAAAGAAGATAGTGAAGGTCAAGAAACATATAATTATGCTGATGACGAAGGAGCAGATAAAAAGAGATTAAAATATGACCATCTGAGTAAATCACATAGAGACGCTTTAGAGGATGATATGGAATATGATGAAGACCATGAAGATAGAGGTGAAAAAGATACACACTTTGAGTCGGAAAAGGATAAAGAAAGATTAATCCAAGAGGATATTAAAAAGATGAAACAAATAATAAAACCAATAAAAAAGATTTAAAATGAAAAAAATCACATTAAAAGAATCAGAATTGATAGACTTGATAGAAAAATTAGTTAAGGAAAACTTAAGTAATGGTAACGGTCAAAATCTTGGTATGATGAATACCCCAACAGCAAAATATAAAGACCTTGTGGAAGATGAGGATTTAGAAGGTGGTGATAAACTAGAAGAGGAAGAGTTAGATGATGAGGGGGGCGATATGATTGACCCAAAAACTGGCAAAATGGTAAAAATAGAAAGTAGAAAAATACCAAAAAAGACTTTAAAATTAAGTGAGGCTGATTTAATTAGGGTTATTAAAAACGTTGTTAAGGAACAAAATAAATAAAACTAAAAATTAAAATTATGAAATGCGATTGCCAAGTTTGTGAATGTGGTACAAAATGTGAGTGTAGTTGTTGTGATTGTTAATACATTTAATTACTATAAATAAAAGGTCCAAAAGGACCTTTTTTTATTCAACTAATTTACCCCCATTTAATAAAATCAAAATTAAAATCATAGGTGATAATATAGGAGCTTTAATCATATGAGTTACTATGTAAAATACATACCACCCACTACTAGGATTATCTCCACGATTCTTTTCGAATTTTAAGTACCCACGTTCAATACTCTTTTCATTTATAATTAAAAATATAAACATTAATATCTGTGAGATTATAAGGTATGTTAATAGTATTTCAGTCATAGTTTTATTTTTTTTTGGTTAAACTCCTATATTAATATATACGGATTTGTTTTAATTTAGTTACGTATTTTTACTCTTTAAAACCCATAAAACCCGTAAATTCTTTTTCTCTACCAGTTTCAGTTAGATAAGAACCCTCAAGAGCAAAAACTAATAAATCATTTTGGACATATAAAAACCCAACTCTATTTGAGAAGTAGTCAGTAAAGGCGTAAGTCACACAACCTTCTTCTAAATAATTGATATGGGTTATTGTTAAGTAAAGATTTACAGTATCTGGTGTAGTAAGTGACGAATACATAATCTGGGTAAAATCCAACGTAAGATTAACCGTATCCAAATCTAATGTAGTGGTGTTAGGGCCATAGTTACCCAAAACAGTCAATTTTCCAAAGTCGTCGTTATTAAAATCTTGTGATAAGTTTTCCCCATTAATGACTGATAAATTTTCGGAAATATTAATAGTTTGAGCAAAAGTAAATAAAGGTAATAAAAATAGTATTGTGATTAATTTTTTCATGTTTTTAGTTTATTAATTTTTTAAAAAATAGTTTATTGTAGTATCTACAATTATACCCATCTATGTTTTCGTAACTTTCTTGTACATAAAAATAAAGAGTATTATTTTGTAGACTGATTATTTCATATTGGATAGGGCGACTAGAACCACCCAACTGTAGTGTAGTGCCCACCAAAGATTCTGTTACACTTAAATTATTGGACGTAACATTAAGACCGTAAGGTTGTAGACTGTCATAGTCTAGTATAAAACTACCCATACCAGGTATATTATCTGGGATATCAAAAGACCAAGTAGTCGTGTAACGAGTTATTTCTTCAAACTCATACTGAGACCCCCCATACCTTAAACTACTAGTATTGCCAGCATCAAAGTGGTGAAATTCTTCAGTATAATCTAATTCTAGATTTTCTATTATCATTTTTCCACCCATTAATAACCACTCACCTTCTAGTAAATTATCTTCCACATAAGATACGGGTGGTGGGTTAGTTGGTGGGGTTGGGTTACACTCTATTAGTGGATAGTTCTTTTCACAAGAGTATAAGGATAATATAATTAAGAGTTTTATAATTTTTTTCATACTACAAAGATAATGAATAAAATCGATTAAACCAAATTAATTTGTATTTATATTATATGGCAAAACAAATAATCATAACTAAAGAACAATTAAAACTTATTGGTGGTATATTAGAAGAACAATCTAATAATATAAGAGCTTATAGTTTTGATTGGGATGATAACATCCTTAAAATGCCTACCACCATTAAAATGTTAAAAAATACTTCTGATGGTTGGGAACCTATAGAGGTGGGTACAGACGAGTTTGCTTTAGTTAGGGATGACAAAAATTATAAATTAGATGAGGGAGCCTTTGATAATTTTATAGATGAAAGTGCCTTCTTAAATGACTTAAAAATAGCTTTAGAAACAAATTCATTCGCCCCTTCATTTGATAAATTTAAGGAAGCTTTGATATACGCTAACCCAATATCTATTATTACAGCTAGAGGACACGACCCACAAACATTAAGAAAAGGTATGGATTTAGTTATCTCACACACTTTTAACGAAACAGAATTACTAGAGATGATGGATAATATACAACAAGTATTTCCAGAGTTAGACGGTAATGACCCAGAATTAATATTAAAAACATATTTAGATGGTCACGAATATCATCCAGTAACATCCACAAAATTTACTGAAAAATTCGGGTTAGAAGGGGGTTCCGCAGCAAATCCAGAAGAAAATAAAAAAATAGCTTTAAGAGATTATGTCACAAAAATAGTTCATAAAGCGGGAGAAATGGTGGGTGGTAAGTATAATAAATTATCTGTTGGGTTTAGTGATGATGATTTGGGTAATATAAATGCTATAATACCTTTTATACAGGAGGTATTACAGGTTGAGTTTCCTGAAGTAGATTTTATAGTTTACGATACTTCTGAGGGAATAAATAAAAAAATAGTATTAAAGAAGACGAATTAGGTAATTTTTTAACTCTCACTATATTTATAGATATATAAAAAGAATAAATTAATATAAAAAATAAACAACATGGCCGATTTATTGATGAAAATGCCGATACCTTATGAACCTAAGAAAAAGAATAGGTTTATTTTAAGATTTGATTCTTCGTTAGGTATCAACGAGTGGTATGTAGAAAGTACTTCTAGACCACAAATAACTATAAACTCTGTTGAGGTACCATTTTTAAATACATCAACTTACGTTGCAGGAAGGTTTACATGGGGTACAATTAATGTAACTTTCAGAGACCCGATAGGTCCTTCAGCTTCACAAGCTTTAATGGAGTGGGTTAGATTACATTCTGAGTCAGTGACTGGTAGAATGGGTTACGCGGCAGGTTATAAAAAGAATATAGATTTAGAAATGTTAGACCCTACAGGTGTAGTGGTAGAAAAATGGATAATGCAAGGGACATTCTTAACAGATGTTAATTTCGATAGTTTAGGATATAGTGACGATGGTTTAGCTACTATTTCAGCGACTTTAAGACCTGACCGTTGTATATTAGTATACTAACAAAATAAAAAATATCATAATTAAAAGTCCTCAAAAGAGGACTTTTATTTTTTTACCCTTTACTTTACTATTATAATTAAGAAGCTTATATAGCTATATAAATAAAAATATTATGCAATATATTTACAATTATAATAATTATATATAAATTAACTTATGCAAGAAGAATTAAAACACCAACCAGAAACAATACTTCCTTATGATATGGTATCATTACCATCACAGGGAGTTTTCTATAAAAATAAAAAGAAAAGTGTTAAGGTAACATATTTAAATGCTTCCGATGAAAATTTATTAGCTTCTGCTGCGACCCAAAAAGGAGATTTAGTAAATCTATTAATCCAAAGAAAATTAGTAGACAAGGATATAAAAGCGGAAGAAATGGCTGATTGTGATAAAGAAGCTATTTTAATATTTTTAAGAAATACAGCTTTTGGACCGGAATATACGGTAACATTAAAAGACCCCAAAACAGAGAAAAATTTTGACATTACGATAGACTTATCTGTTTTAAAAACTAAAGATATAGAGATTAAATTAGATGAAAATAATGAATTTGAATTTTTACTAGAAAAATCTAACAAAAAAGTTAAATTATGTTTTCTATCCCCTACAGCTCAAAAAGAGTTAAAAGAGATTGATGAACAAAACAAGGATAACCTATATAACCCATTTATGACTAAGCAATTAGAAAAAATGATTAAGGAAATAGATGGAAATAGGGACCCAATGACAATCGCACAATATATACAAACGATGCCTATCGCGGACTCTCACGCAATTAAAAAAGTAGTAAGAGATAATACACCATCACTAGACTTAACTGTAAAGTCCAAAACGCCTTCTGGTGATGAAATAAATGTGTTAATAGCGTTTGGTGTTGAGTTTTTTCGTCCTTTCTACGGCATATAGGAATGCCCTATTGCAAGAGTTTTACTACTTAATGAGACACCTCCATATAAGCTGGTCAGACCTCCTACAGATGCCAACCTTTGAGCGAAGATTCTACATAAACCAATTAATACAAGAGTTTACCAAAAAGAATGAACAACTTGAACAAGCTAAAAACCAAAGTAAAATGAGGTAATAACTATTTATAGTTAAACAACCTAAAAATGTTCAAACTGTTTAAACAACTACTAATTGAGTTTATTTTAACTGGAGCTAAACCTTATATAGCTTCACATCCTGAATTAGGAGTCCCTATCGGTATTTTTAACTACAAAGATGAACCTAATAGGGAAGCCCGTATTAAATCGATTAAAAAATTAGGTAAAAAAGGTAACCCACATTCAAATAAATTAGCGAAATTATTGGGGGTTGACCAACCAATTCCTTCCTATGCTGATATTATGGTGGATGAGGCTGAGTATAAACAGTTAAAAGCAGACGTAAAAAGACTTACTAAGGCAGTACGAGGTATGGGTACCTCTAGTATAGAGGAGGACAGGAGAGAGTACGAAGGTACCAATCAACTATTTAAATTTTTACAACAAGCATCACAAGTTAGAACACCAAGAAGTGGGTTGAGTGTGGGTGATTTAGGTGCCATGAAAGATGCTATGACGGATATATTGGACGGTAGTCTTGATATAGAAAAAAGTACCGGGGCAATATTAGATGGGTTAGCTTTGGAAGATACACTAAGACTAGATATCTCCAAATCATTAGGACTATCTAACGCACAACTATACGACCAAATAGAAATTTTAAATGAATCAGCAGTAGAAATGTCTAAATTTGCTATAACAGCAAATGATTTATACGAGACATTTAAAAAGATGACTGTTGAGATAGGTAGGAATTTATTTATCCCACCTGAAGTAACAGAAAGAGCATCCTTACTTACAAAAACACTTGCTGGGTTTGACGCTGGAAAATTTGCAAAAGCATTTGATACCATAGGTTATAGTTTAGGTGATGCGATGGGTGAGGTAGACTCAACCAATAACGCTATGTCAGATATTTTAGAAACTGGTAGAGCATTTGGGGTTGTTATGGAAGAATTTTTAGGGACGATAGGTGATAATCTTAATTTAATTAACACATTTGGATTTGAAAAAGGTACCGAGGGTCTCGCTAGAATGGTAGCTAGAGGACAAGCTTTAGGTTTATCCATGGATAAAGTAACCGGTTTAGCTGATAAGTTTTTTGACCCAGAAGGAGCTATAGATTTCGCGGCACAAATGAATGTAATTGGTGGTGCCGTAGGTGATTTAGCTGACCCATTCAAGTTAATGTATATGGCAACTAATGACCTAGAAGGTCTACAAACAGCAATTGCAGATACAGCAGCGGCGGCAGTACACTTCGATAAAGAAAAAGGAAAATTTGCTATATCACCTGACCAGAGACGACAATTAAGAGCTATGGCAGAACAAATGGGGATGTCATATCAAGAACTTGCAGACACCGCTATTAAATCCGCAAGAAGAGCAGAAGTCTTTAATAAAATGGAATTTACTGGTTATTCTGATACGGATAAAGAGTTAATTGCTGGTATGGCAGAAATAGGTAAAGGTGGGGTAGCACAGGTAAGAATACCAGGACTCGACGCTATGGTAGATGTGGAAGATTTAACAGCCGGACAAGTGGAGGAGCTAAAGAAAAGTAGTATGAAAGATAGTGATGTCTACAAACAACAACTAACCGTAGCTGAAGCAGCCAACCAATACTTAGCAGCTATGGATGCCGGAATAAGAATATTGGTTAGAGATTTGGGTAAAGCCGGAGCTGAAGGACAAATAGACCAAATGGCTTTAAGTCAACAACTCGCAGGTCAAGTACCACAATTAACGGACGAACAACGTGATATTATGACAAGTGGGGATAAAGAAGAAATTATGAAAATGATTTCTGAATTATCTACAGCTGCTACGGGAAGTATAGATACCGCGTTAGCTGATATGTTGAAAAAGGCAGCAGGACTTAATGATTTTATTGTCACACCAGACGGAATACATAAATACGCAAAAGGGGACTTGGTTACAGGTGTGGACTTACCATCACTAAAAGCAGCAGAAAGTAAAAATAGTACCGATATAATTGAAAGAGTTAGTAGTATGAATGAAAGTATTAATAATGTCACTAATAATAATATGGCTGGGGGTAACGGAATGGTACAGTTGACTGGTTCCATAACTTTAAAATCTGATAACCCTAATGATGGTACAGCTAAGGTAAAGATAACAGATTTAATTAAAAATGCGAACGCTAATGAATTACAAGCATTTTCGGATATACTTAAAAAGGCTATAAACGGATAAGATATGGTGAAACAAAACACTACAATACAAAACCCTTATGGATTAGGTAACTATCAGATTAATATAAAAAGTACCGAAATTCTAAGAAAACATTTATTAGGTAAAAATTTACAAAGTTCTTATCTAGCTGATGGTAACCCTTTACCACCACCATATGGTGTGCAAAAACCAGGTGACTTTAGCTACCAACATCTCTCAGATAATTTTGTGATAGACCAAAAGACTGTTATGGAAATAGGTGAGAAATACCAAACAAGTTTATTTTTAGATAATAGTTATGGTCCGGAAGGTGGGTACACAGACGTTAAGATTATAGATGTTGAAAAAGTTCTACCAAGACTAGGAAAAGATTACGTTTCCCCAAATACAATCCAACCAAAAAACTTTGTTTCTGCTACATACACACCTGGAGAAATATTAGATACCGTAAATATTACTAATGGTGTTACTAATACTCTAAATTCTAAGATACTAAATGATAGTAGATTGATGAGTGTGTCTTCTGGTTATCTTAGAAGAGGGTTAGCCGCAAAACAACAACAATTTTTATTTGAAACCACAGACGGTCCAGGAACTCCACCACCCGCAGAAAAAAACATTAGTACCTCCCCTAGTCAATTAATACTTGAAGGTACAGATTTTATGTCGAGAATTACTGATTTATATTATGGGTATTCTGAAATTCCAGGTAATTACTTTGATTCGGTTTTTGTACCTGACATTAACGGATTAAAATTAAATCAAATTAGTTATCAAGGAGGATTAGATAATTTCCAAGCTACAGCTGAAGCTATTATAAATGGTATTATTGGTAATGACGGAATACCAAATAGTCCGGGTGCTTTACCAATACCTAGTGACACTTTTATAAATTATATGGGTGTTGAACAACAATCGGCTCTTTTTAAAGCTTTAAACTATAATATATATAGACCTGATTATAGTAGAACACAAACACCTAGTTCAGTAGAAAAAGCCACACCATTCTACTACGTAGGTTCAAGAGAAAATGAACCAGGCAAAATACAAAGTCCAATGGGGGCGGTACCACAAGATGAATTTGGTAGGAATACAGGTGCTTTAGTATATGGTCCATCGACGGTAGCAAAAGAATTAGAAACCGTAAACGGTACACCACTATGGCAATTTTATCAATTTGGTTTACAAGGTAATACTGTAGGTGATGGTGGAGGTCTTGCGGGAGGTTGGACCTGGTTTGGTAATCAGTCATTCGCGTCAACAAACTCACCACCAGGAATGTTATTTACCAGGTCATTTACTAAACCTAAAAGAAAAGGTGGTATACTTGACGAAACACAAAAACTTATAGATTCAGCACCATTAATGGGGGGTGCTAGGAGAAGACACGCGGGTCACGCAATAGACCAAACATCAAAAGTATTTAACGATGGTTATTTTAAAATACCTAAGGGTTCTGGTGCTATGGTTGTAGATGGGGGTGAGGATAGTGTAAATGGTGATTATTGTAGAACATGGACAAAAGATAACCCATACTATAAAATGGTAAACCTACAAAGATATAGGGGTAATCAGTTAGGTGATAAGAATTCGGTATTAAGTAATACATATGATTTAAATATCGCACCTACAGTCAACGCTAACGGTGAACCGGTAAATTTTGGTACAAAAGATGGGGAAAATATAACAAAATATATGTTTTCTATAGAAAATTTAGCGTGGAGAGGTTCCGAAGAATTACAAAGTTTACCACAAGCAGAAAAAGGACCTAATGGTGGTAGAATAATGTGGTTCCCACCATACGATATTAGTATTGGGGATACTAATTCTGCTCAGTGGAATTCAGTTAACTTTTTAGGTAGACCAGAACCAGTTTACACCTATAACTACACTGAAAGAATTGGTACACTATCTTTTAAAATTGTAGTAGACCACCCATCGATACTAAACGTCATCGCACAAAAAGAATTAAATAATAAGATAGATTATAATGCTGATAGAATCTTAGAGTCATTTTTTGCTGGATGTAAAAAATATGATATATATGAATTAGCTGCCACATACTCCAAACTATCTTTAAATGATATTATAGAAACACAAAATGCTATACAAGCTAATGATATTACGGATGAATATAATGAAAACCCACAAGGAGCCATCAATAATAATGGTACCACTGGTACCGATTCACCTATACCCCCAGGTAGTGGTGATGCACCAGGAACTGGAAGTGCGGGAAGTGGGGACGCCCCAATACAAAGCGCGTCAGCTCAAATACTAGAAGAAATGGCAAGTGGTAACACAAATACTACAACAACGGAAGATGAGGAGTTACCTAACTTATTTGGTGCTGGTGCTCCAGGACAAACCATACCACCAGATTCAGTTGCCGCACAAAATAACCAAGGTGAGGCATCAGAAAATGTTAGTGGTTTAAATACTAGAAAAATCCTAGCGAGATTATTAGGTGAACAAAATTATTTTAAACATTTAGAAAATGAAGATGAATTTGTATTCGGTTCCATTAAAAGACAACTAAAATATTTTCACCCTTCATTCCATTCTATGACACCAGAAGGTCTTAATAGTAGGTTAACCTTTTTACTGCAGTGTACAAGACCAGGAAAAACAATACCAACAGAAACAAGAGAAGGGCAGGTAGAGGTAGATGCAGACAACACAGCATTCGGAGCACCACCAATATGTATTCTAAGGGTTGGTGATTTGTATAATACAAAAATAGCAATAGATTCGGTGAGTTTTAGTTATGACCCACTAGTTTTCGACATGAATCCAGAAGGTATTGGTTTACAACCAATGATAGCTAATGTACAAATGAACTTTAAATATATAGGGGGACAAAGTTTAGAAAAACCAGTATCGGAATTACAAAATGCTCTATCATTCAACTTTTTTGCTAACACTGAAATGTATGATGATAGAAGTACTAGTTATAAAAAAGCTAAACCACTACCTAAAGAACAAGAATTGATAACAGCTATTACAGACGCCGCAAATCAAACTACAGAGCAAAATCAATCAGATTCTTCAGAAGAAGATAATAATCTTGATGGGGAAACCAATTTAAATGAGTTGGAGGAGTACCCAAACTTATTTGACGAATAATATGGCTAAACAAATTAATTATAAAAATTTATTAAATGGTTTTGTTGATACTAGTAATGCATACACTAGTGATGTAAATAATAGACTAAAAAGTTTATACTTTTATTATAATATGGGTTGTGTTGAAGAATACTTACATAATAGAAGATTTAATAGTGGTAGTGTTGGGAATAGTGGTAATACTAAACCATTTGTGGGTATCCCTAGTCAAATATTCCAAACTATAACTACTTATTACGAAAATTTAAAAAGTAATATAAGTGGTGAGACCACCGATATACAAACAAAGTTTAACAGTGTAACACCAACACCAACTAACGAAGAAAAGACATATATAAAAAATATATTAAACCAATATCTAGAGGAGGCTTTAAGTAACATAACATCTGAAATTATATCAATAACTAATAGTTTTAGAGATTTACAAATAAAAACTACAAAAAATATAGATAAATTAAATTTTATAACTGGACAAGCGTATGATGGTCAGTTTTTAAATAATTTCGGGGGTAGAGTTATTGCCTTACAACTGACCAGTTCTACAACTACTCTAACCAACAATTATTACGAGAGTTGTAGAAACCTACTTGAGTTTATTGGTGATAACATAGAAAATAAATTCATTAAAAATTACCCGACAGGGAACGAATATTTTTTCTTTACACATAAAGTCTATACAAATGATGTATTAACATTTAATTTTGGTGAAGGTCTACGTAAACAATTACTAGTGCTTTTACAATATAGAGATAGTGAATTATATGATGACCTATTAAAAGTAGATGAAACAGGTGTTAATGGTATTAAAGCTTATACAAAATATAGATTTAAACCATTATTAGATAATATTATAATACCTTGGATAAAATATGATGCTGGACTACAAGATAGCAGGTTCACCAATGGACTTGAAATCGGACATGAAACATATTTAGGTAAATCCATAAACTACCAGAATAGTTATAACGTAGGTTATAATCTTAATACTGGTTTTACAGCTGATAATTTGGTTAGAACCGAGTTAAGAAATAGAAACATAGGGTTGGATAACGAACTACTCAACTATAAAAGTATTTCACAATTATATATTAGTTAAAGATGAGTTACTATAATAGATATAATGAATTTGTTGTAAACGGAGACTTTATCATGGTGCCATATATTACCCTAACACCAAAATCTAGTGATAGACAATTAGTGTATAAGGTAGGTAAAACCAGACTAGATAAACTATCCC